CCCAATGCGCCTGACAGCCCTGTTCTCTTTCTGCGCCAAATCCGCTTTGTTGGCCAACATACGCTGGTTGTTAAGCACAACGCCAACAATCCTGCGCATCTTGTCGCCACCAGACGATTCAGACAGACTGGAATGCATAGAGCAAATGTCGTCTAACACTATCCCAAGCGTGCCTGATTGGTAACCATCCCAAAAATCAGAAGGGTTGTCCATCAAGACATAAATGAGCCTGCCCATAAGTTCGTGAGGGACGTTCACTTGCTGCATGAAGAACTCATTAAGATCCTGAGTGAATCCAGTCTTGCCCTGCGCAGTGGCTCCACTAACTATCATAGCAAATGGTTTAGGGCGCAACCCAGTCACGATGTCAGAATTGTGACGAGCCTCAAGTATGATAAATTTAGACCTAAACTCATCAACTTGCCTAGTGTTGAGATAACGTTTGGCATCTTTCAAACCGGTATCGCACCCGACCATGAGCCTAGCAAAATCCCTAAGCTGCTCGAACTTGTTACACCAAGCATTTTTGCGCTTAGCATCCAGAGATGCCCACACTGTCTCCTCAGTCGAAAGCTCCTTGAGCAAATCAAACATGGTATCGACTTTGGCTATAGCAGTGACAAACTCTAGGAGTGTGAAACTGTTGTTGCAAGTGAACCAATTGTAGATCACATTATATATGCCTGAAGCTGCCCTGAAAAGCCCAGCGTAAACACCATCGCTGTCAGTATACTTCTTCATAATATAAGCAACCAAAGCGTGTGCTCCCTCCATAGTGAAAGTTGAAAATTTTCCAGAAGTAAAAGCCGTCGTAGCTAAAGCCCCAATGCTAATGGCTTTAATTATGTCCGCAACTAACGATTTGGTGTTACCGTTGGAAAGGATTTTGTCCAATTTACCTATCAAGCCAAAGAGGTCAAACCCCTTATCTTCACCAGCTTGCATGGTCCAGACAGTCTTTTTTCCAGTCGCAGGGTCGATGTTCTCTATCTTGCCACTAGCCAGCTCAGCCTCAGTGAAAGCATAAAGTTTGCCATGTTCGTTGAACTCTTTACGAATGTGTGCAACATCATCAGCATTACGCTTATTGATCATGCAGTCAATCTTGCCCATCTCAAAAGCCACACCCATGGACGCTCCCAAACCAACGAGAGCAGCATAGCCACCCATAAGGCCAATGTCTTGGGTCCTAATCAAGCAAGCATACCTCATAGCTATGTCGTTTATGATATACGGATAATAAACGGCAGGCTGACTACCGAGCTTGTAGATGATAGTAAGCCAGAAGTAGAATGGGCCCTCCAAAAAATCAGCTAAAGCTCCAGCAACGTCAGAACCCTGGTGCTGGTAAAATTCCCCCATGAGATTGTAAAACTCAGGAGGAACACGCCCTTTCGGTATGCC